CCACGGGAACGCGAGGGGCCGCGTCTGCCACGGGAACGCGAGGGGCCGCGTCTGCCACGGGAACGAATGGGGCCGCGTCTGCCACGGGAACGTATGGGGCCGCGTCTGCCACGGGAACGTATGGGGCCGCGTCTGCCACGGGAACGCGAGGGGCCGCGTCTGCCACGGGAACGCGAGGGGCCGCGTCTGCCACGGGAACGTATGGGGCCGCGTCTGCCACGGGTGAGCGAGGGGCCGCGTCTGCCACGGGAACGCAAGGGGCCGCGTCTGCCACGGGAACGCAATCAGTTGCCATCTCTTCGGGATTAGAAGGCCGCGTCAAGGGTGCCATTGGTTGCGCCATCTGCTGCGTCGAGCGCGACGAAGACGACTATCACATCAAGTCCATCAAATCCGCGATTGTGGACGGTAAAAAGATCACGGCTAACACTTGGTACACGGTGCGAGGTGGAAAATGGATGGTGGTGGAATGAAACCCCTCATAATCGCATCATCCACGCTTCTTGCCGTGGCGCTCCTTTCCTACTCGGCGGCGTCGTGGACCGCTCACCTGGACGCAATGGAGCAAGCCCGGCTTACCAAGGCTAATACCGAGGCCGTCCACCAAGACACAAGGGCGTTACAGGCTATCCACGACAGGATTGCGCCCGCGCCGATGCCTAGCCCGCGACAAAGCGAAACTTTTGGGAACAAAGCTGAAGGGAAGTGAACCATGCAGCCCCAATGCCAATACTGTGAACTGCGATCCGATGAAGGCCCATGCTCGGTTTTGCGATACAACCTTGATCGCCTAGCGGGCCTGAAATTCCAGGGCGAAGTCTCGCCCGGCTCTCTTTCCTCATGCTCGATGTTTGAGCCTAACCAAGAGGCCCGCGACCTCGACGCGGAGGACGCGGCGGCGGAAGCGTATTTAACCAGAAAACAGAGGATGGAAGAGGAGGTGACGGCATGACCGAGGATGAAGCGACAAATAAAACCTGCCCGATGCGATCTCGGTGGATCGATTGGAATGGAGTCTCTGCATTTCGAGAGGCATTTTGCACCGCATCCGAGTGCATGATGTGGCGGTGGGATTTGAACAAATACTCAGGAGAAAAATTGCCAAAAAAAGAATGGTCCGGCCATTGCGGACTAGCGAGGTAACGCCATGACCATCGTTCACGCCGAACTTGACCCGAGGCATTTGCTTGCCCAGGCCCGTATTGAGTCTTTCGAGTCCTCTAACCGCCTCACAAACGAGTTGCTTGCGCGGCAGTTAAAGCGGCGGGATGAGGCGGAAGCGCGGCAGAAGGCCGAAGGGGGGAAAACCACATGATTACCGTCAGGGCGTCAAGCCTTTCGACCTTATTTTCCTGCCCGGCCAGGTGGGAAGCGCAAAATGTCCTCGGTATGCGACTACCGCGTTCAGGCGCGGCCCAACTTGGTACAGCCGTACACGCCGGGACTGCCGCCTATGATGCTTCTCACCTGGCAGGTGACATGATTACCGCCGATGATGCAGCCGGTGCGCTTGTGGACGCAATACACACGCCGGAAGAGGATGTAGCATGGGACACTGACCTCGGCCCGGCGAAGGCGGAAGGGATCGCGCTTGCCCTCCATGCAAAATACTGCCGGGAAATCGCCCCCAGGCAAGAATATGTCGGCGTGGAGGTGACGTGCGACCGGCTGGAAATCACGGACCTAGGCCTGGCGCTGACCGGCACGACAGACCGGGTGCGCCGTTCGGATGACGGACTGGGAGTGGCCGACCTTAAAACGGGCAAAACAGCCGTCGGCGCGGACGGCACGGTGAAGATTGCAGGGCATGGGTTACAACTCGGCATTTATGAATTGCTCGCGTCCGCCGCGCTCGGTCAGCCTATTACCGCCCCGGCGCAAATCATCGGTCTGCAAACCGGAATGACGGACAAGGCCCAAAGGGTAGCCATAGGGGAAGTATCTGGAGCGAGGGACGCGCTGGTAGGAGATAAGAATTTCCCGGGGATGCTGGAATACGCCGCCAAACTACTCCACGGCGGTTTGTTTTTCGGTAACCCACGCGACTATCTTTGTTCACCAAAATACTGCCCGGCTTATGAGGGATGCCGTCACCGGGCCTAAACTAAAAGGGGAAACGAAATGACCGAATCCAAGCAAACCACCGTAACCGACTTAAAAGACCGCGTGAACGCGGTAGCGGTCAAGTCTGACAATCCGGTCACCATCGGACTGACTGACAGTCAATCTTTCGACCTAGCCCAACGAGTTGCCAAGCTATTCGCGGCGTCCGATCTTGTGCCGGTGCGCTACAAGGGCCATATCGCCAATTGCGTGGTGGGGCTGAACATGGCCGCCAGGATGGGGGCTGACCCGCTCATGGTTTTCCAGAACCTTTATGTGGTGCATGGAACCCCCGCGTGGTCCGCGCAATTTATGATCGCAACATTCAACGCCTGTGGCCGCTTCTCCTCCATCCGGTACGAGTTTAAGGGAGAAGAAAACAAGGATTCTTGGGCCTGCCGCGCCTGGGCAATCGAGAAGGATACCGGAGAGCGTATTGAGGGCGCATGGGTCAGTATTGCGCTTTCAAAGGCCGAAGGATGGTATCAAAAAAACGGCTCCAAGTGGCAAACGATGCCCATGCAAATGCTCATGTACCGTGCCGCGTCCTGGTTTATCAGAGCCTACGCCCCGGAAATTTCGATGGGACTACATACCGCCGATGAAATCCGAGATACTTACGACCTGGACCAGGCCGAGGACGGCTCATTTTCGGTCAAGGTCGAGGACATGAAGTCGGAGTTCACACCGGAAGCCGGGTCAACCACCGCTCAAAAGGAATCGGCCAAGGACAAGAAGCCCAAAAAAGAAGCCGTCCCGGCCCCTGCCAGCGACGACCGCCCCGAGGTCGAGTGTCCGAATAAGGCCGATACCGATGGCAACGCGCTGAAAGTCCTCACCACCTACTGCGAAGGCAAGCCGTGCAAGGCGGCGTGTCCGAGCTGGAAGAAATAGCCCCACCCCTCCCCGTAGCCCGGCCGCATGGCTGGGCGCGGATGAGCGGATGAGTGGAAGAGCGGATGAGTGGAAGAGTGGAAGAGAAAGGAGAGAATATGACCGACGCAGAACGCATTGCCGAGATAGAGGCTAGGTTGGCGAAGGCTACGCCGTCAACCGTTCTGTTCTCCCCTTGGGGGGAGTCGGACGCATACAGAGACACAGTGCATTTCTTTTCACGCTCCGACACAGACATCCGCGACTTACTGGCCGAAGTGCGGCGGCAGAAAGAGCGCATTGAGAAGTTGGAGGGGGCATTGGAGTTCTATAGACTTAGTAGGCAAGGACTTGTTTCTTCAGGGGTTCTTTATAGACTATCCAACACCGAAGCAGAACGTGACGCCGCCCTTGAGCAAGTGCGGGACTACCAAGTCTGTCACGAAGACCACAAGCGTCTTGTCCGTGAAATTGACGTTATCATGCACGGCGAAGATGGAGCCGCCAAACAGGCGAGTTTGTGTGATCTTGTTAATCCTATCAAGATAATTACTGAACAAGTACGTAATCTGACTGCCAGAATAGACGCTCTTGAGGAGGATGGGTATCTAAAGAACGAAAAGATAGATAAGCTGACCACCGTTGCGGATGCGGTGAAAATATACCTTGATGCCGACGGTTCAATAGCCGCAATAGAAATGATGTCCGCACTACGTGAAGCCGGATATGAGGTATAGCCATGAAACTCGACCTGGAAGCGATTAAAGAGCGGTGGCACGCCTACTCACCCAGGAGGGATTTTTGAAATCCCTCGGTAGGGCCGGTAAAGCAAAAGGAGGGCAAGGAGCGTCGGTCGACAAATTGCCCGCTTTTATGGCCGCAAAGAACCTAAAGCCCTTTATTTCCGATGAGTTGGCCGAGTCGACTAAACCGGTGCGCTTCCGATTTCCACAACTAATCAACTATTTTAAACTTACTACCTTAATCTGGGACATTCCGATAATTAAACCTGAATCTGCATCAATTACCCATCTCCCTTTGTGCGTGACTTTACTTGGCATTTGAGGGGTCCCCTACATGGCCTTTTTGAAGCCATTTTTTCATACAACCATTTAGAATGTAATAGCTTTTGACGGGTCCGCTGCCATTACTAATAAACACCAACAGCCATTTTAATGGTCATATTGAATAAGTCCCCGTCTTTTCTATGGTTATACCTGAAGCAGAACTCATTAATGTAATTACCCAGATATTTTACGCTTACCTTGTGGAACTGGCCTACAATCCCCCTCTTCAAGAGAGCCCAGAAGGATTCAATACTATTTGTGTGGGTATTGCCGTTTACGTACCAGTATGTTCGGGCCGTGGCATCCGCCGGTAGTCCGCCCACGGGAAGGTAGGCACGGCGAACCGAATATTGACCACTCCGGCGTTCGGTCCTGGCCTGGCGATGTACCAGCCCCGTGCAAGCGCCTCCCAGGTCGGAATACGGTTAATTTCCATGACTGGCCTTCCTATTCGACGTGGCCCGGCTCCGATCCCCGGCCGGGCCTGCCCCGCTTGAACGATTCCGCATTGTGCCGCAGTAGAACCCATTGGCGGCCCACCTTCGCGGCCGGTAGCCGCTTCTCCCCGATGTAGTCCAGGACTCGTTCCGGGCTTACGCCGATGATCTGCGCGGCTTCGGTGGCGCTTATGAGTTGGTCGAGGATCAACATTGTGGCGTTCATTACTTCACCCTCCCTTCCGTCATCATGGCCTTACATTCTTCCACGTCGAAGTTCCCGAAGGTCCAGACCTTGCGCGAACCCCGCTCAAGGCGCAGGGCCAAAAAGTCAGCCGCTACCGCGTCCACTCCGTCCTCAAGCGCAAGAAAAATGGTCTGCGCCGGGAGGTTCACAACGATGATCGGGTATTCGTTGTCCGTCAGGTACGGCGAGATACCGAATCCCGTTTCGTCAAGCCGCTGTTCGTCCGGAACCATCCGCGAGAAGATGCACCGGGCCAGATAGGCGTTATCGTCCCAACGGCCAGGACAGTCGATCAGGGCGGACTTCAAGGCGTCCGCGATTTCAGGGCCAGACCAATGACCGTACAAGAAAATCTTGTTTCCGTCCTCGTACACTAACGCGATGTTTGAACGTGCTCCCATGATATGCCTCCTTCGGTTTGTGCGTTACGGGCGACGGCCCAGGCTGTCGCCGCAAGTGCATCCGCTGCGCCAGGACGGACAAAGCTTGGTGCGGATATTCGCGGCGGCGCGGCGCTCAACCGAGCTGGCCGTGCCGCGATTGATGGCGTCGGAAAGATTGTCCGCATCGTAATGTGTGCGGCACTCGGTGCCGTGGAAATCATTGGTCAGGGTGGTCATCGGGCGGTTTTGCGTGGTAGCGTTCATGGTGTCTCTCCTATCGGTTGGGGTTGGTTAATAGGCGCGGAGGAAAAAAACATCTCCGGTTTGCGAAACCTGATAAACGCTTTGCGTGGGGAAATCTCGCTTGTCAGAGGAAATTTTGTAGCCACAGGCGTTGGCACCGACAAGTTGGTCCTTTGATAAGCGCAAGGCCTTTTCAAAAGCGACCTCTAACATGCCAAAGCAGTCTGTCCTTTGCGCCCGCTTACGAGAGTACATCAAGCAGAGCTTCCAGGTGGGGTTATAGTCTTGGGATTTAGTTTTGGCGTTCATGGCGATCTCCTTGCGGTTGGTGGTGAGGATCATGGGCTAGGCTCCCAAGTAGCTGGCCCTCAAATCAATCACGTAGTCACGGTTGTCCAACTCATTGCATATCTCAAGGTAGTTTCCCCCGCGCGCGCCGAAAGTATCACTGCAAGTGCAGCCAGATATCCCGCAAAGCTTCCTCTCTACGCGCTGAGCAGTGCGCCGGGAAATGCGGCGGTAGTTTTCGGAGGAGTAGCGGCTATCGTTGCACGGCAGCAGTCGCACAGTCGAAGAGGAGTTGTGGAAATCGTTGGTCAGGGTAACGGTGATCGAGCGGATCTTGGTATTCTTGGCGTCCATGGCGGTCTCCTTCACGGTTGGGGTTTATTGCCTCGTTGACTAATAGATACGTACGACCAAAGGCTTTGTCAAGCGATTATTTAGGGCGACACGAAATAATTTATCGTAACACGATCAGGTTTGCGTAACACGAATCTTCCAAATCGTGCTACGATGTGAACACGGACCACGGAATAGTGCCAGGAATCTTTCCACGCCTTTTCAGGCTCTTATCCAAAAAGGATTAATCTTTTTTCAGGAAAATGCGAAATAATGCTTGACAGTCAACTCAAAAAGAATCTTAAGAGAAGCCGGAGGCTTTGATATGCCTTTGCAGCGTAAGCAGCGTAAGCAGCAGGCGAGTGAAGGCGCAAGACATAAGGCGCTACAACTTTGGTGTGAGAACCAACATGGCAAAGCCGATAAAGCCGATTAAGCCCAAAAAGCCCGAACGGACGACGCAGGGAAAATTCGGCAAAGGGAATTGCGCTAATCCCGCCGGACGCCCGCCTGATACCAAACGCCTCGACGCTCAAGACGCCATTGCCTACTTCAAGTTCAAGTCTTACGCTCTCACGGTTAAGGCCGTCGAACTTGCCCTAGCCGGTGACACGGTGCTTCTTAAGGCTGCACTAGCCAAGATCCTCCCCGACAAGATAGATTTAGGCGATTCGCTGTCCGGTGGGCTTGCAGCCATAGCCAGGGCCATTTTCGAAGAAAAACAGGCGCGTCAGGATGCCCCACGATCGTTCCTGGATATCCAAGCCATATCCCAGCATCCCCCCAAGGTAGGGCGGAATGACGGCTTTTGACCAAGCCATGATTTGGATACGCCAGGCCGAGGGCGGCTACGGCGTACCGGACGAACCAACCTATTGCGGCATTAATCGCAAGGATAATCCTACCTGGTCCGGTTGGCCGATCCTCGACCGGGCAGGCTGGCCGATCCCCAAAGATATCCTGGCCGAACTCAACAGCTTGGCCTCTTGCTTCTACCTCTCGATGTACTGGATCCCGCACAGTCTCGGTAACTTCCCGGGCGGTACCGCAATCGTGCTGCTCGACACGATGGTCAACCAGGGCAATAAGGGCGTGGGCATGATCCAGACTTGCCTCAACATGCACTACGGCCTTTCGCTCGCGGTGGATTCGGTGTGGGGGCCAGCGACCTACGGCGCAATTTTCGGAATCGTCACGCAGGCTTGCCCGGCTGAAGCTGCTTTCATTCAGATCATTCTCAATGCCAGGGCGGCCAATTACCTAGCCCTCGCGCAAGAGGAGCGGTTCGCCAAGTTCGAGCACGGTTGGCTCAACAGGCTCACCAACTTGCGGGCTTACCTTGCAACTCTAGGCGGCTCACCATGCGCCGTGTAGCCGGTCTTGTCCTTGCCTGCGCTCTCGCCTTTACCCTTGGCGGGGTGTTCTCTGGATACGCTGGCCGTGCTTCCTCCCCGCGTGTTGGCGTATCCGCCCCTGCCGTTCAGGCCACCGCCCCCACGCTCGACCTGCAAGGCATGGTCAACTCATGCACCACGGGGCTGGTCACGATCCCGGCGGGCAACTGGATCATCGGTAACGTCGTCTGCAACAATCCCATTCGCATCGAGGGTTCGACGCCCGACCTTTGCCAGATGTGGGGTACGATTACCTTCAACGCTTCGGGTTCCTCTCTCCGATCAGTTCAACTCAACGGGAGTGGGCCGGGTTCGGGTATAGGTGTCACCTTCGCCAACGCTACCGGCCTTTGTCTCTTCGACGCGCTGGTTCAGGACTTCGACACCGACTGCCAGGTCAACGCGGGTGGCGGCTGGCGTATCCTCTCGACCAACTTCTACACGCCTATCTCTTGGGGGCTTGTCGTCCAGAACGTCAACCAGCCCGATCAAGGCGACTGGTTCATTGGTGACGGGTGCGTGTTCTACGGCGGGGCTGATACCATCGCCGGGATACACTACCTGTCCTCGGGCGGCGGCAAGATCATCGGCAACAAGTTCTTGCTCGGTCAATGGGCCGTCCTTGGCGAGATCAACGGTGTGACCTCTGACCTTATCATCACGGGCAATTCGATGGAGGCCCAGGCGGTGAACTTCGTCGCGGTCCATCCTTCGGGTTCTGGTTCATTCCGCAACGTCATCTTTACCGATAACCAGCTTACCAGCCCGGCGAATACTCAAGCCGCTCACTTCGACAATATCCCGGCAGTCATCGCTGGATTCAATCTCAATACCAATGCCCACGGCGGGACAGTCTGCACGAATTCTGACCATATCGTCGCAAACGAACTACTCAACTAGCTAGTCAAAGGATTCGAGTGGACACAGACGAAAAGAAGGCGGTGTGGGATGCCATTGACGAGATGCGCGTCCATCAAAACGAGAGCGCACACACATTGATTCGCACCGCAACCAACGTCGAGTGGATTGTCCAGAAGATGAAGGACGACCGCGACGGGCTGAAGGAATCTCTCAAGGGAGTTTGCGACGACCTCAGCCGGGTCAAGAGCGACGTAGGCGAGCTCAAGATAAAGGCGGGTATTGTTGCTGGTGCGGTAGCCCTGGCGATACTCGGTATCAAGCTGGCAATCGAATGGTTCGCGGGCCACGGAGGCAAGTAGCTTGAGCGCAATCCCGAAGCAAGACCTCACCAGCGTGGAGGTTCTACAATCCATCGTCCGGTATTGCTACCACGACCCCGAGTTATTCGTGCGCCGGGTCTTGAAGGCAGAGCCTACCGCGCAGCAGCGAGAAGGCTTGCGCGAGATTGCGAAGGACGGTGCGAAGGTAAGCATCAGGTCCGGCCACGGTGTCGGCAAGACGGGCTTGCTCGCGTGGGCGGCGGCCTGGTTCTTGATTACCCGGTGGGATTGCAAGATACCCTGCACCGCTCCGACGGCGGGGCAGTTGCGGGACGTGCTTTGGCCCGAGCTTTATAAGTGGCGCGAGGAAATGCCCGACGAGTTCCGGCACGAGATGATAATCCAGTCGGACAAGTTCTTTATCAAGTCCGCGCCGCAGATGCAGTTCGGGGTATTGCGGACGAGCCGCAAGGACCAGCCGGACAGCTTGCAGGGATTCAGCGCAAGGAATTTGCTCTACATCATCGACGAGGCACCGGGCGTACCGGATGCGATCTTTGATGTGGCACGGGCTGGCCTGTCCCGGCCTGGTGCGCGTATCCTCATGGCGGGCAACCCGATCAAAACGAGCGGGTTCTTCTACGATTCGCACCACAAGTTCCGTACCCGGTGGACGCCGCTTCACTGGTCTTGCCTCGACTCACCTTTGCCCGCGCCGGACTACGCCAAGGACATGGCGACGGACTACGGCGAGGACTCGAATTTCTATCGCGTCAGGGTGCTTGGCGACTTCCCGAAGTCGGAGGCCGATCAGTTTATCGAATTGGATTTGGTCGAAGACGCGGTAGTCCGCGAAGATGTTGTAGCTGACGGCCCTATCGTATGGGGCTTGGACCCGGCCTACATGGGCGATTGCGAGACGGTGATGGCGAGTAGGCAGGGCGACGTGTTCGAGCCGTTACAGGCCGTCCGTGGCCTCGACACGATGGGTACGGCTGGCTGGGTGGCGGATATGTACGACAACGCCGAGAACAAGCCGGTGCAGATTGTTGTGGACATGATCGGGATTGGGGCCGGTGTTTACGACCGGCTACGCGAACTCAAGTTTCCGGTGGTGGGCTGCAACGTCGCGGAGAGCCCGTCGAACGGGCGGTACATGAATTTACGCGCCGAGTTGTGGGGCAAGTACAAGGGCTGGCTGCAACAGCGCCGGGGTAAACTGCCGGATGATCCGCGCTTGATGGGCCAGTCTTGCGTTATCAAGTACAAGTTCACCTCGTCGGGCAAGCTGCAGATGGAAAGCAAGATGGACATGCGCCGCCGGGGTGTGGCTTCTCCTGACCGGGCGGACGCGGTATGTCTGACGTTCTACCAGACTCCGATTGCGGGTTCGGCCAGGACCAAGAAGACCGAGGCGGAATTGCAATCGTTGATCGAACAATACAGCCCGGTCTACTAGGGAAATCAAATGGCTGACGACGATCTCAAAAAAGAATTTGACGAGGCATACCAAAACTCTTCGGAGAAGTGGTGGCCTTTCTGGCATGAAGCGGGCAGTGATACGAAGATGACGTTGAACGACCAGTGGGGAAGCGAGGATAAGACCAAGATCAAGAAGCAAGAACGCGAACCGATGTCGTGGAATAAGTGCAGGCGCATCGTCAACCTACTCTCGGGGTATGAGAGGCAGAACCGGCTATCCATCAAGCTGGACGCCATCGAGGGCGCGGACAGGCGCACGGTGGACCAGCACTCGGGATCGCTGCAATACACCTGGAATAAGTGTCGCGGCTACAACGTCATCTCGAATACGTTCCAGTTCGGATCGGTTATGACCGGCCTGGGCATGATTGAACTTTACATGGATTATACGTTCGACCCGCTCAACGGCGACATGCGAATGAAGCGGATGCCGTACCAATCTTTCATCCTCGACCCGTACCTGACCGAGCCGGACCTCTCGGACTGCGCCTATATCCTGACGCGCGATTGGTTGAGCATGGCGCAAATCAAGCTCATGGCCGTGAGCATGGACGACATTAAGGAAAAAGACCTCAAGGACTTGCAGAAGCGAGGGAAGGACCACAAGTTTCCGAAGGCACCGCCGTCCAAGGACTTCAAGGGGAAAAATTACTTCCGCGTTGACCGCTTTTTCAGGCGTGATACCGACAAGGCAACGCTGCTTTACGAGCCAACCAGCGGAAGAAGCTGGGACTACGACGGCAAGCCGGGCGAACTCAAAGAGTTTTTGGCCTCTCCTATCCCCGAATTGGGGAAGAATTGGGGCGAGATTGTCCAGACGCACGAGTATCAGAAGGCCGTCGTTAAGATGGGCCTGTTGATTGAGGGGCAGGAGTTTTACAACGGGCTTGAGCCCCACGGACTGGATGATTACCCGTTCACCGCCTTCATGGGCTACTTCGTTCCCGAGCATGACGACTTCCGCAAGCGGTTGTGCGGCGTGGTCAGGGACATGCGCGACCCGCAGACCGACTTGAACCACCGGCACATGAAGCTGAACGACATCATGGATAACATGGTGGACTTCCTGGTGGTCAAGCCCGGTGCGCTCGTCAATAAGAAGCAGGCGTACCAGCGCGGCTCGGGCGTACTGTGGATGAAGGACGACGAGGAAGGCCGGTCCTACGAGTACGGCAAGGACGTGAATCTCATCCAGGGGCGCGGCGCGGCTCCGGGTGTGCTTGAGTCTATCCAGTTGGCCGACAAGGCGCTTGACGAGGTTCCTGGAGGAAACGAAACCCTCATGGGTATGCCGAGCAAGGACGATCCGCAAGAAGCGTGGATGATGGGCAAGCTTCGGATGCTCGCCGGTCTGACCATCTTCCAACCGCTCTTCGATAACTTGGAGACCGGCATTGCGGACCTCGGCGTGAAGAGCCTCAAGATGATTCTGGCGAACTACCCGGCGAGCAAGATAGGCCGCATCCTTAATCAACCGCCGACGAAACAGTTCTATGATAAGGACTTCGCGCAGTACGACGTTCTGGCAACGCAGGGCTTGCAGACCAAATCGCAGAAGCAAATGAAGTTCGCGCAGTTGGTCAGCCTGGCGCAGATGCAGCAGTTCCAAGGCAAGTTCCCGCTGTCCATGATTTTGGAAGCGAGTGACCTGGAATTGGCGACGGACTTCATAGCCGAATTGAAGCAGGGCGAGCAGATGCAGAAGCAAATCGGCATGGTCACTTTGAAAGCAAAGCTGGCCGGTGACAACGCAGAATTGCAAGCCACCATCGCCACCGCCGAACTCAAGAAGGCGCAGGCGCAGAAGGCGATTGCCGACGCGGCCAAGACAATGGCGCTCATCAAGCAAATCCCCGAGGACCAGATGCACAAGCTGATGGAAATGATGATCGAACTCGATAAGAGCGGCGGCTTCGGCATGGAAGCCAGCGCCCTCCCGGCCGGGCCGCAAGCGCCGACAAACCCGATAACGACGAGGTAACGAGGATGAACGTAATTTTCATGGGCAAGCCGACCGACAAACAGCGCCAGGCTTCCGCGATGCGCCAACGGGTACACGGCATGGGGCAGCAGCCCGAGGTGAGTTTCACCGTGACCGTTGCCGGGAGTGAGGACGCCGCGCCGCCTGTTGTCGAAGACCATTCCGAAGAGGCGGACAATGGGTAAGCACCTGCTCACAGTCGGGACGCCGCACAACGGCAGCATCCGCGCCGAGACGGCTATCTCAATCTTCGCGCTGGCCGATCATCCGGCCTTGGGCGTGGCGATCAAGTTTGAGCAGGGCGCGTACATCCACCGCAACAGGAACAAGATCATCAACAGCTTTGTCGGTGATTGGCTTCTGTTTGTGGACCACGACATTTCGTTTCAACCGGCGGACGTTCTCAAGCTGATTGAGTTAAACGCGCCGATTGCGGCCGGGATTTACGGGGACCGTCATGCCGAACGCGGGCCGATGGTCCTTGAGTTCTACGGCAAGGACATGAAGTACAAACGCATGAACCCCGAGCATATCCTCGACGTACCTTTCAAGGTGGACGGGATGCCTACGGGGTTCATGCTCATCAAAGCCGAGGTGGCGCGGCACATCCTAAGCAAGAATCATGCCCCATTCAACCACGACGAGGTGGACGGGGGCGGCGAGGACGTGGCGTTTTGCCGGGTGTGCAAGCGCATGGGCATTAAAATCTGGTGCCACCCCGGCGTGAAGGTCGGGCATATCGGGACGAAGGTTTACTAGCGTGAAGGTGCTAGGCTTCCCGTGTAGGGCCAAGTTCCGGGGCGAGGTGGCGGGAGAGTTCGAGAAACTACGGATCAGTTTCGCCGGAGAGTTCGCCCGGCTTAACCCCGAGGACGACGCCAAGATGATGGAAGAACTCAAGAAGGAATACGAGGAAGGAAACAATGCCGGGACTGATTAAAACATCCTACGCGCCGAACCGCGACGGCCTGACCTTGGGCATCATGTCATCCGAGTTGGAGGAAAGCCACCGAGCGCAGATGGATATGCTCGTAGGCAGGTTCGCCCACCTCAAAGAGTTCTGGGTGTTGATGGGTTGCCGGTCCAACGGGACGCAACTCAAGCGCACCTACATGGCTTTCTCCGAAGTCCCGGCGGTGAAGCGGTTCGTCGGCGGGGAATTGCGTGCGATCCCGTTCATCGGGACGGTCTGCTACTACCGCGACAACACCTGGCCCGAGGACAAGTGGCTTCGCGTCTGGTGCTTGCTCCCCGACATGCCGATACCGGATTCGATGTTCGAAGGTGGCGAGGACTCCGACCCGAACCCGGCTGATGACGCCTGGCGGCTCGGTGTTCCGATGCTTTACTAAACCCCCAAAGGAGAACGACCATGAGCAAGAAGAAAAAGAAACCCAATCCGTTCGGCGGCAAACCGAAGCACAGCGTCCAGAAGCCGGAGATGACCGGCAAGGTCGTCGAACCGAACGAGAAGAAAAAGAAGAAGCGCGGCGGCGAGGACGACTAGCCGCGATGGATATTTACTCGCAAGACATGCCGCCGCCGGGCGGGCGCTACTCGCTTTCTGACTCGGCAACGACTCTGGCAAGCGACGACGAGCCCACGGGCGAAATATCGGGCGTTCATAAGGAGAACGAAAATGAGCGAAGAAATGGAAGGCGATGTGATGGACCCTGCCGCCGAGGGTGTGTCCGCGCAGAGTGAAGAGATGGTTCCCGTCTCCGCGATCAAGGGGATTCGGGAAGAGTTGAACGAACTCAAGGACCGCAACGCGATCACCGAGGCTTCCTTGCGTGAAGCGCGGGCGGCTCTGGCCCAAGGCCACCAGCCGCAAGCGAAGGCCGCACCGGCTGACGCGCTGGAAGGCGTCGAGGATGACGACATTCTCACCGCCGGACAGGTCCGCAAGCTGCTCGGCCAGGCCAAGGGCGAAGTCGGGGCGCACCTGCAACTCTCGGCGGTCACCGGCCAGCCGGAGTTTACCGAGGTGTTTTCGACGTACTGGCCGCTGGCTTACAAGGCTGACCCCTCGCTGGTCGACGAGTTCAACGAATTGGGAAGTCCGGTGGCCCGCGCCAAGTTCGCCATGCGAATGGGCAAGCTGACCCCGGAATACAAAGCGTCCAAAATCAAACCGGCCACGGATGGACCGGACCCGAGCAAACGAGAAGGCAAACCCCGCTCCCCCGCAGCCGCAGGCGGCACGTCCGCCAAGTCGGACGGCGCGGGATTCTACGCGGAAGCGTCGAGCGAAGAGTTTGCAAGGCATCGGCAAAAGGTCCGCGCCCGAGGCTAACAGGAGAACCTATTATGGCTTCCTCAATCACCAGCACCACGCAGGTTGACCCGGCGATTGCCGCGTACTACAACCGCGTCCTGCTCGAACAGATGTACCCCAAGTACATCCACGACCTTGCGGCCGAGCATTTCAGTCTGCCGCAGAAGTCCGGCACCATAATGAAATGGCGGCGCTACAACAAGTTGCCGTCCGCCCAGACCCCGCTTCCCGAGGGCGTGACTCCGCTGGCTAACCAGTGGGGTAAGATGGACCTGCTCGTCACCGTCCAGCCCTACGGCGCTTACGTCATCCTGACCGACGTGGTGGACTACACCGTCGAAGACCCGACCATGAACAAGCTCGCGGACGAACAGGGCGAGCAGATGGGCCTGACGCTGGACAGCATCGTCCGTGACGTGCTGTACGCGACCGCCTCCTACATGGCCTGCACCGGCGGCAGCAACGCCAAGACCAACGGCATCTCCGAGATCAGCGCCACCGACTGCCAGACCGCCGCCCAAACCCTTATCAGCGCGGACGCCGAAATGCTCGGCATGGCCCGCCCCGGTTCGGTCAAGGTCGGCACGTTGCCGGTTCGCCCAACGTTCTTCGTCATCGGCCATACCGACATGATCCCGGCCCTGGACGCTATCGCCAGTCCGCCGATGGTCAACGTCACCAACTACCCGACCAACGCGGACATTCACCCGGCCGAATGGTGCACCGTGGGCAACCTCCGGTTCTTCCTGTCCACCAACGGCAAGAAGGTCGCCACCGGCCCGAGCGTCTACACCAACTTCGTGTGCGGCAAGAAAGCCTACGGCGTCGTGGACATGGAAGGCGGCATGATCGAACACATCGCCAAGCCGTTCGATTCCGGCGACAAGAGCGACCCGCTCAACCAGATCGCTACCAGCGGTTGGAAGGTCTTGGGATTCGCCTCGCGCATCCTCAACGACTCGCTGATGATCGGCCTGGCCGCCACCAACAAAGCGTACACTTAGGAGGAATGAGTCATGCCCAGCGGAAAACTCGTGTACGGTTCGTTCACCACGACCAGCGGCCCCGCCGCCGTGAACCTGAACCTTGGCTTTCTGCCCGATGAGTTCCGCGCCTACTGCGCGGACGACACCACGGGCGACCTCGAAATGCTCCTGTATCTCGCCACTGCCGCCGCTGGCGCGGGCTGGAAGGAGACCATCATTGCCGACTCCGGCACGACCGGCAGCAAGTCGATGGACTACGTTTCGAGTTCGTTCATCACCGCCTACAACCCCGGCAACACCAACGCCCCGGCGATTTGGAAGCCTTCCACGGCCTACAACGTCGGTGACGTGGTGATCGCCCGCGCCCCGCTGTCCGCCCCCCTGACGCTGGCCTTCCAGTGTACCACGGCTGGCACCAGCGGCAGCACCGAACCTGTCTGGCCGACCGCCGTTGCGGGCGTCTCGCCCTCGGACAACGGCACCTACTGGACCGCCATTGCCTACGGCGGCAGTTCGACCAGCTTCACCCCGACCGCGGCCGTCAGCGGCCCGCAGGGCGTGAGCATCCCGGCCGGTATCCTCAAGGCTTCGGTGACGTATCACTACGTCGCCGCGCGGCAAACCCTGAACTAAACGACAACATCCGGGGGAGGTCGAAAGACTTCCCCCGGCAAAACGAGGTTTGAAATGGCTTTTCAAAAAGGACAATCAGGGAATCCGAAATACAGGAAGGACACCCCGAAGGAGCAACCCAACATGAATTCGACCCCGAGCGCGGCTCTCGCCGCCCATGAACACAGGCCGATGCCCGCTGAGCCGATCAACCCGGCCAAGGAATTGGTCAAGTTCAAGCTCTTTTCGTCCACCGAATTGTTGGCGGGCGGCAAGATCATCCCGGCCGTCGAGTTCTTTTTTCGCGCCCCCGGCGCTCCCGCCGACGAGATGCCGAAATACTACAAGTTCTTTCTTGGCAAGGAAGTCAACGAAGCGCCCCGCGAGGTGTTCGAGCACATCCAAAAGCTGGCCTATGACCAGTACGAGCAGCACGAAGACCCGCGCACCAAGGACGTTTACTTGGTCAAGAGCGGTTCGGAAACTCGCTTTGAAGTCGCCGCTGTAGCGAACTAGGGGAACGTCATGCTCAAGCGTCTACTGTTTTCGATACTCCTTCTGCCGCTCTTGGCGTGTTCGGCCTTCGCCCAAGGATATTGGGCGACGTACAACTACGCCTTCATCCCGCAGCAGACCACGCAGGGCAGTTCGGACTACGCCAACATCGTCTTGAGCCAGACGCGGATCGACACGGCGCTTCACGGCATGGCGGGCTTCGCCACCAATATGGCGGGCATGTCCACCGGCCTGATGAAGTGGACCAGTTCGACCGGCGTAGTCTCGACTGCAACCCCAGGGACGGACTACCAGGCCGCGCTCGTCAACCCCGTAACCGGGACGGGGCAGCAATACTACCTCCCGTACTGGACCGGCACCGGGACTGTTGGGAAGCTGGCGACCGCAGGAACGACCGGGTACTACCTGGTAAGCAACGGGTCATCCGCCCCCCCAACTTGGCAAGCCGCGTCCGGTACTCTTCCAACGGTAACTAAGTATTTGAGCGGAAGCGGGACGTACACGCTCCCGGCCGGATGCCTTTGGATCGAAGTCAAGATGGTTGGCGGCGGCGGCGGCGGCGTAGGAAGCGGTAGTTCCGGCATCGGTGCGGGCAATAGCGGGACCAGTACGACCTTCGGCGGGAATACCGCCGGGTCCGGCAATAATGGAGGGTCTGCACAAGGAGGCGGGCCAGGGGGGACGGCCACGCTTTCAACCGCGACCGGATGGTACGGCCTAGCGTTGCCGGGCAATTCGGGGGGGTCAGGCGGGGATACCGGGGGGACTGCAAGTATCCCCGGCGGTGTTGGTGCTGGGTCTCCGTTTGGCGGCGGCGGCCAACCTGGAGGTTGCAACGGAACAAGTGCGGGCGGCAACGGGTTGAATAATACCGGCGGCGGCGGCGGCGGCGGCGGGTTACACAAATCTGTTTCTGGTTTTTCAGGAGACGGCGGCGGGTCCGGCGGATTCATCGACGGTATCTGCACCGCTCCGGTATCCTCGTATTCCTACTCCGTGGGGGTCGGAGGTGTGGCCGGATCGGCGGGGGCAAGCGGTGCGACTGGCGGCACTGGCGGTAGCGGCTCGATTGAGATAATCGAGCATTACAGTTTCTAACCCGGGGCCGATATGACCAAGTGGAAACTCACGGTTGACAATGACGGGGCGCTTCATACCGCCACCTCGCCCTCGACGGCGACCGTCCTTGAACAACAGCTTCAAAGCCCGAACGGAACGAACTACGTCCTGACCGTAAGCAACGACGGGGCGTTGATCGTCGCAGCAGGGGCGGCTACCCCGCCCGTTGGGTACTGGACCTACGCCAGAATCCAGAAGAAAATTCGGGAGTACACCGGGCTCTATACCGAGAACCAAATTTCGACGATCGAACTGCAACAGGAAATCGGCTGGTATATGTCCACCGCCTTGCCGATTGAATTGCAGCCCGAGTCGGCCAGGGCTTATTGGGTGGCGACGATCACCGCAGGGAGCGAACTCATCAAACTGCCCGACAGCATCATCTCGCTTTCCGAGCCGATGACGTTGGACTACGGATCGCCGTCGAGCCAGTACGACCCCAACTATTTCTTCGACCCGATCAACGAGGACGACGCCAACCAGCTTTATTTCAACATGCTCGTGGTCGATACGCAGCCGCAAAACTTCTTCCAGACCTGGCCGAACAACCAGACCTGGGCGCAGGCACAGCCTTACGCGGTACTCTACTACGGACGCGAAATCCTTTTCCGACCGCCGCCGGACCAGACGTACACCTTCCGTTCTCCGGCGCTGGTAAAGCCTACCGCACTGGCGAACAACCTAGACCTCTGCCCAAACGATGTGTGGGGCCAGTACATCGCCTACGCGGTTGCTCACAAGCTGATGTCCGAGCGGGGCGACTTGGAACGAGAAGCGACCATGTTCAAGCGCAAGATCAGCGCGAAAAATCTTTGTGTTGAGGCGGATTTAATCGCTGACGGGGATTTGATGTTGAGACCCGTCGGGAGGTGGTAAAATGGCAAGCCCTGTTTGGAATCCCGACGTACCGAGTTCGCTAGAAATGCCGTCGAATTGGCCGCTGGAGGCGCAGCAGATGTGGGCGTACATCCAGGCGGCCTTGGGGCAAGAGCACGTTTTCCCCGGCGTTATCGGCCCGCCGCAGACGGCCGGGGTTCACGCCTTCCCGATCCTGGACGCGGCACCTTCGGAGTCGCCTTCAACCCCTTCCGGTACGAGTCCGATTGTGATTTACAACAGCAAGCTCTATTACTGGACAGGCTCGGCCTGGGTCAGCATCGCGGGGAGTTAGGGACAAATGGCGTTCGCACCGTACACCATCGCAAACCAGCGCGTCGGCCTCGAACTCGACATAGACGCCTGGCTTTTGCCCAAAGACGGGTTCACCAAACTTGAGAATTTCTTTCTGTACCAAGGGAGATTGACCAAGCGCAACGGGTACTCGCTCTTCGGGCAGATGGTTCATTCCGCGACGGTCGCGGTGGGAACGGGCAACGGCAGCACCAAAACCTTTTCCGGCGCTTTCACGAACGTACCTATCCGGTGGACAGATTTTTCGATCACCGACGCCGGGCTTGAGACTTTCACGGACATAAACGGCACAGGGACGCTGGCCGGTAGTCTCGGCGGCGCGGGAACGATAAACTACACATCGGGCGTTTATTCGGTCACGTTCAAGAACGCGCCGAGCAATGACGTTCCAATCACCGCCGCCCTCAACTGGTACTCCGGCCTGCCGGTCATGGGCTTGTTCAACTACTCGACCGAGACGGGCGGGCAGACGCAGCTTGCTTTCGATACCAAGCGGATGAATAGGTTCGACTCCGCGTCGGGTCAGTGGGTGGACGTGACCGGGACCGATATTTGGACCGGAACAAGTTCAAACTTTTTTTGGCTGCAAAACTGGCAGAACTCCGCGTATATCTGCAACAACAACGACCAGCTTTACGTCTACGACGGGACGACTCTCAAACCGTGGGTCATCGACACGATCAATCAGCAGTATTTCGCCTCGGGAATACAAGTCAATACGGGCGACGGCGTGACGACGACCTTCTCCGGAACCGGGCCTTTCGGCCTCGCCAGCTTTTCAAACATCGTACCAGGTTCTTTTGGTGCGACGGACGGCCAAGAGAACTTCACCGACAACGGCAATGGCATCTTGACCGGGCAGGGCGGCGGAACCGGGACGATCAACTACGCGACCGGCGCGTACTCGCTCACGTTCAATACCGCACCCACGGCCGCCGACGTTATCTCGGTTTCGTTCACGTACAACACTGCCTCGGGGTCGAACCATGTCACCGGTTGTTCGTTCATCGCGCAATGGAAAAACCGGCTGATACTCTTCGCCCCGACCGAAGACGGTATTACGATGAATCAACGTATCCGGTGGTGCGATATCGGCAACCCGGATGTCTGGCCCGAGCAAAATTATCTCGACGCGGACACGACCAGCGTACTCATAGGCGGCGCGTGGATTTCCGACAACATACTCGGGTTCTTCAATCGCGGCGTCATGCTCCTGCAATACCTAGGAGAGATAAACCTCCCGTTTTTTTGGAAAGTTATCGCCTCAAACGAGGGAATCCTTGCCGTAAACACGCCCTTGGAGCTTGAGGACGAAGTGCTGTTCCTGTCCATCACTCGTTTTGCCACGACTGACGGCAACCAAGTCAACTACATCGACAGTAAACTGCCGAATTTTATTATCAATATGAATCAGTCCTTGGTTCATTTCGCCTCCTCTGGGTATTACGAGCCGCAGAGCCAGGCGTGGTTTTGCTACCCGAGCCTTGCCGCGACGACCGGCAACGACCAGATTTTGGTGCTGAATACCGAGGATAATTCGTGGGCGATTTTCAATATCCCCTTGACCTGCCTTGGCTACTACGAGCGCGGCAACAGCCTGATTTGGGCTGACCTCACGGACGTAACCTGGGCGCAGATGAACAGCCCCTGGGGCGCACCGTACTTGCAGGGCGGCTATCCGATCATGCTGGGCGGCGATGCGAACGGCAATGTCTGGCAGATGGACCAGGGCGGTTTTGACGAGGGAACGGATTCGATCAACGCGATTGCAACCACCGGCCAGATGAACCCGTTCCTTGCGGCGGGGAAAAAGGCCAGGCTTGGCAAGGTGAAAATCCTTTGCGACACCAACCCGGCCGCGACCTTGACGCTCAATATGTACGTCGATTCACAGTCCACGCCGTACCTGACCTATCAAATCCCGATGACCGACAACAAGGGCGGGGCGAAATCGTGGGTCACCGTGCCGTCTATGGCGGACGGGGAGTTTCACCAGTTCGATTTGGCGCATGACGGCCAGGGCGGCGGCGTCGTCATCCACGCGATCATTCCATATTTCTCCGAGGCAGGCCCGATATGAGTAATCCTTCAACCCTCTTGCCGCTAACCCGGCCCATCTACTTCGACAAGGACCAGGCCCGCACGGACCCGCAGGGGCATCTCCAAGACGTTGTAAACGACTTGGGCAAGATGTATACGGAAATTGCGATTGCTCACAACACAAGCCCGCAGGCGGTCAAGCAGGCGCAACAGCCGACACCCGCGCCGGGGCAGATCATGGTTTGGACGAGCCTCGCGGACGGGAAGACATATCTGCTTTTCAACAACGCGGGAACGATCAAGAAAACGGAGATGACCTAGTGGGCAAAGGTATCTTGTTCGTCACCAACTCCGGGGAAATCCTTCCGATTGCCTACCGCATGAGGCAAGAGGGCGCGGCCTGTGAGGTGTATATCCACCATCCTTCCTACCACCACGGCTATGAGGGCTTGCTCAATCGAGTCAAATTGCCCGACCTCAAGCGGGCGTTTCAGAAGAGCGATATGGTGGTGTTCGATATTACCCGGCCCAACAAGCGCGACAAGTGGGATTTGGCGATGCTCGGGATGTTCGGCCTCAAGGGAAACAACCGAAGCGTGTTTGGCCCGGTAGCGGACGTGATGAAGAAAACTCACCCGGTTATCGGCGGCGCGGAGTGGTGCGAGGACATAGAACTCGACCGCGCCTTGGGATTTGAGATCGCCCAAAAGATGGGCCTCAAGATACCGGAGTGGAAAGAGTTTTCGTCTTTCAAGGACGGCGAGAAATTCCTCGACGGCCAGAAGGATATGTGGATTCTCAAGCCGCAGTTCAACGAAGGATTCACCCACAAGGAAGAGTGGGCCGGTGAATTGCTCGCCAAGATCAAGGAGTGGAAGGCGAAGGGCAAGAAAGAGTTCGCCTTCATCCTCCAAAAGCTGGTCGCTGGCGTGGAGATTTCCACGGAAGCGTGGTTTGACGGCGTGAACTTCCGCACGTTCAACCACACAGCCGAGGAAAAGCTATGGATGACCGGAGGTCTTGGCTGCGCGATAGGCTGTCAGAACACCGTCGTATGGATGAAGGAGGACGAAAACGGACTCCTTTGCAACGAAATACGCAAGATCGAACCATACCTCCGGTCTTGCAAATACGTCGGTCCGGTGGACCTCAACGTCATCGTGGACAACCAGACTATGTGGTTCTTGGAATTTACCCCGCGATTCGGGTACGACGCACTGTACGGACTCCTGACTCTGCTCGACGGCCCGGTGAGCAACTTCTTTTACTCGGGGTTCAGGGGGAAGTGGAAGAAAGGATATGCAGCGGCGGCCCGCATCACGATCCCGCCTTTCCCGTACCAAGACGACAAACTTTTGAAGGAACTTGCCGCTGGGGTCCGCATCGAAAACGAGATCAACCGAACTCCCTGGTGCTGGTTTGAAGATGTTCGCCAGGGCGCGGATTGCCTTGAAGTTGTGGGCGCGGACGGGATTGTCGGCGTCGTGACGGCTCATGGGAAGACGATTGAAGAGTCCGCTAACGAGTGCTATTCGAGAATCAAGCGGCTCAAGATCGCGGGGAAACTGCAATACCGAACCGACTTAGGCAAGCGGGCTGTGCGGGCGATGACCAGATTACAGGGGTGGGGCCATGTCATTAGATAGCAACATCCGCCTCGTCCGCATCGACGACCCATTTCTGATCCCTCGGCATCTAATCGAGCAGTTGCCGCAGGACGTATTCGACGTGGGCAGCTTCCTACAGAATTATACCGCCAGCCCCGCGAACCTGCTTTTCCTTGTAACGGATCGCAAAGACGATTCCGAGCCGCGCAAGGGCTTTTTCTGGGCGCAGGCGAACACCTTGAGCAACACGCTTCAAATATGGGTGTTGAGCCTGGACAAGAATTTCAGCCGCGAACATCCCGCCTTTTTGCAACTCGTGTTGGTCCCTCACTTCAAAGGGGCAGCGCGAAAGGCGGGTATGAAGCTAGCTTGGAGCCGGTTCAGGCCGGTGCGACAAACCGAAACGAAACACGGCCGCGTAACCGAGTGGCGCAATTATCTTTTGGAGGTGGCAAATGGGTAGTGTCATGGGTTCAAGCCCGTCCGTTCAAACGATGAACACCCAAAACCCGATGCAGCAGGGTTTGATGTCGGAACTCGGGAACATCGTACAGGGACAGCTGGGCCAGGGCGTACCAATTACCCAGAGCCCTTTGCAGACATCCGCCTACGGCACGGCGCTGAATCAAGGCAACAACGTCCAGAACTACGCGGGCCAGATCGCGGGGGGACAGGGGCAACTGCTTTCGCTGGAAAACAACCTGTCCGACTTGTCGAGCAGCCTCAACCCGGTCAAGCAAAACCTCTCTTCGCTCGAAAGCGGCCTGGCCCCGACGATGCAGCCGTTCAACGCGGGCCAATCCTCGGCGCAGTTCGGAGCACAGGTCGCGGCCCCCGCGATGAACAATTTCACGCAGAACGTCACGCCGGGTATCATGGAGCAGTTTGCGGCCTACGGCGGGGCGAACTCGGGCGGGGCGCGTAAGGCTCTCGCGGATGCGGGCGTGAACCTGGAAACCAACCTCTCCGGGCAGAAGTCGGCGTTCATGCAGAACCAGCAACAGCAATCCTTGCAAAACCTCGTGTCGGGAACGAGTCTGTCCGGCCAGCTTGCGGGCCAGCAAGGGACGCTCACTGGCTTGCAGGGCAACCTGACGAACACCTCCGGCAATCTGGTTCAGGATTCCTCGAACATGACAAAAATGTCGAGCGACATCATCAACCAGATTTTACAGGGCGGGTTATCGGCAGGGTCGAGCCAATTCAACGTCCAACAGGCGAGTCAGCCTTGGAATAACCCGTACCTCCAATACCTTATGCCGCTTATCTCGGAGCAGACGCAGACGGCGGTGGCCGATCCTGGGCAGAGTAGTGGGATTGGTGGAATACTTGGCGGTTTGGGGTCCATTGGCGGCGCACTCGGCGGGACTAGCGGGCTTCTCGCCGCACTGCCCGCTGCTATCTAAAGGAGGAAAGATCATGCCGGGTATGCCGATAATCCAACTCAACGGCGGACGCCAGCGGGAAAACCCGTTGAACGACTTGCCGCAAGCCCTAGGCAGTCTGATGGAAGGAATTAACAAAATTCGGGATGGGGTAAATCTGCCGAAAGACATGGCGACGCTTGCCGCATTGAAGAGTGATCCCAAGAACATCGACCCGAAAACGGGCGGGCTGACCACCGAAGCCTTGCGGACCGCACTTCCTGATTTGAAAAGCCAGCGCGCAAAAGATCAAATCAATCAGGCTTTGATGACGCAGTTGATCCCTCCCACCGTCGACCCGTACAAACAGTGGGAAATGCAGTTCAAGGCGAAGCAAGAGCAAGACCGGGTTGCTACCGAAGATATGAAGGAAAAGGGCAGGGAAGCTAGAGATGCGGCCCGAGAAGAACGTATGGCGAAGCAGAGTGCGATACAGGAAAAATTGCACCTTGCCACCATCGGGGCCAGCGATGAAAGACAGCGCAAAGCCCTAGAAGCCGCCGCCGCCACACAGCAAAGGAACTTCGAGCACCAAGAAGAGATGGAGCGGCGCAAGGAAGAGGCCAAGGACAAAGCGGCCGGACGCGGCACGACGACCGAGACCGTCACCAAGGACGACGAGGGCAAGGAAACGAAGTCCACTACCACGACCAAAAAGGCTGGACCGGAATCGGGCAAGAAAGCCCTGGCCGCCCCGCCCTCTCCCGGTTCGGCGCTCGATGTAGGCACGGCCAAGAAATATCTGGACGCCAACGGCGGCGATAAGGCCAAGGCTTCTGCCCAAGCCAAGCAGGACGGTTGGAGTTTTTAATGCCTGACGTTTTTGACCAAGCCCTTGGGCCTAATCCCACAGGGAAAGCGCCGGTCCCAAAAGCAAACGTCTTTGATGAGGCCGCCAAGGCTCCTGACGTTTTTGACCAAGCGGTCACACATCAGGCGACCGCGCCCGTTCTTGTCTCCAAAGACCCGGCGCAAGACCTCCTCGTCAAGAAAGGTGGCAAGGCGCTTCCTCCCGTGTCGCAGGCTCCGACCGCGCCGCTCAAGGACAAGGAAACGATCACGGACGGACCGGGCAAGCAAGAAACGCCTGACTATGACATGGCAGGGTATGAAGCAAAATACGGCAAGCCGGATCAGTCCAAGGGGCAACACCTTACGGACGAGTTCAAGCTCCCGAATCACATCACATTTTCGTCTGATAGCAAGTATAGTTCCGATGAAAAGCAGGGCGGCAAGTGGAGCAAAGACGATAAGGGAACTTGGCATTTCTCCCCTTCTGATTTCAACTTGAAGCAGCATAGCCGGGAAGAATTGGTCAACTACTTCAAGCGGGCTGAACCCGACTCAATTTTGGACTTGCCAGAAGAAAAGAGCCTCGGGCACGGACCGGCCAAGCCGCCAGCGAAGTCCGACCTCCCGACGCACCTTGCCCCCGACTACGAGCGATCCCTTGCCCACTGGGGCGAGATCAAGAAAGAGGCAACCCGATTCGGCGGCATGGTCACTACCCCGTTCAACGAGATGGTCAACGGTGCTGCCAAGACATTTGACGAACTCGCCAACGTGCCGCACAAAGTCGCCCCCGAAATCTTCAACGAGGAATCACCCGCGTTCCAAGATGCGATGAAAACGGCCATTGCCGCGCAACCCTCGCAACAGGAAATGGCGAAAGCCAGGCCCGGGACGCAGTTCGTCGGGCAACTTTTAGGCGGGCTACTGCCCTATGCAGCCGCTTTCGCAGCCCCGGAGGCGGTGGGCGGTTTTCTCCCGATGTCAACGTTAATGCAGAAGGTGGGCTCCAACATCCTTGCCTTTGGCGGCGCGGACGCGATGAGGGCCGTGGGTAAGGGCGGCGGCATGAAGGAAGCCAATGAAGCCATAGCCGACGCGATACCTACGGCGGTTCTTTTCGCCGTAGCGGGGAGCATCCCTACCGGCAAGGCAAGTCCGTGGCTCTCCAAGGCTATCTCCTCCGTCGCGGGCGGTGCGGCCTTCGCTGGTAGTGCGGCCCTCCAGGGTGAACGAGACCCTTTCAAGCTGGCCGTGGACCTTGGCACTGGCATCGGGTTGAACCTCCTCCACGGCGGCAAGCCGGAAGAGATTGAGGCGTACAAGAAAGGATGGTCCGAGGGGAAAAAAGTCTCCGTCGATCAAATGGCGAAGGTGGATGAAATTCTCAAAGAGGTCGAGAAGTACAAACCCGAGCATCCCGACCCGGAATCCCGGGCGACGATCAATGCCCAAGCCGGAGTCCTCACCAATCCGAAGTCCACGAAAAAGACGATGATTGTAACGCCCGGGTCGCCCATGCCTGACGATTTGCCCAAGGGCGCGACCACCGTGCAAACTCCTTACGGCACCGTCGTCACGACGGACAAAGAGGCGGCGGCAGTTCTGGCGCAGGAACCGACACAGGAAAACATCGGCAAGTACGTCCTGAACTTTGAGGGCGGCAAAGACCCAAAGGCGACCGTGGTTGTCCAGGCTCGGGACGCAAACGGGCTTGTTGTCGGTGAAATTGCGGCAACACCCGAGCAAGTTCCCGCCGCTACGGAGGCGATGAAGGGTCAAAGTCCCGTGGACAACGTGACCATAACCACGCCGGATAAGGCGCTGGAAGAGCGGGAGGCGCGGCGAGCGGAAGAACTCCCCGTCGAAACCGGGGAGCATGGCGTAACCATCGGAGAAGCGGAAGAAGTCTCGCCAGCGCAACCGTCCATCCCTGAATCCCTGGCCGCCAATGCGGCTTGGGCTAAAGAGGAAATTGCCCGAGTGAAGGCCGAGCCCGGCGACCCGGTTTTGTCCCATGTCTGGGGCAGATTGGAAGCGGCAAGCCTGGACAAACAACAACTGCGCGACATTCGGGAGAAGTACGGGCCAGGCATCTTTGCCAAGAAAGGCAAGGGCCGGGCAATAGATCAACTAGAGCAAGACCTCGAACGAAACGGCAACCCGCTCCGCTCCGACGTGGGCAGCGACAACCTTGCAAGCTATCTTATCGAGCGCGGAGAGCCCCGGCGTGATACCATTGCCAAGGGTGTGGCGGCAGTCCACGCCGAGCGTGAGCGCATGGATGAGATGATTCGCAAGGAAGGGCCGTATGGCGGAATCGTCACCGTCCACGGCGGTCCTGAAGCTCCCCAGGCCGTCAAACAGGCCATTGAGGACACGGCTCAAATACTTAAAGACGCCCCCAGTCAGATCAAAGGCGCATGGGACGCGATCAAAGAAACCGGGCAAAAGGCTTGGGACTGGTACAAGGAACCCCCGAAGTTTACCGAGTTTAAGGGACTGCTCGGGCGCTACCTTGGCGACCGCCAAGTGGCGGGCCTGGCGAACCAGCGCATCCTCAAGAAGATTGCCGCCGCCGTGCCGTCCAAGGTGGCGCGGGAGGGCATCACAAACTGGATTCAGGCAGGGGGCGACAAATCCATCCTGCAATCCAGGGCCGAGGCGTCCAAGGGCGCATTGAAGCGCGGCTACGAGGCGGCGTTGAAACTCACCCCTGCCGAGGAAACTTTGGCCCGAGGCATCTCCTCGCAGTATGCCGACCACCTTGAAGAAGCCCGGCGGTCTGGTGTCCTTGAGAACGGCCTGGAAAATTACGTCAACCAGCTTTGGGACCGGAGCGGCCAGAACAAAAAGGCGTGGGCCAAGATGCGCTCGCAAATCAACGCGGGTATGCTCAACACAAATTTCAAGTACGCCATGCAGCGCGTTTTTGACAGTTACTTCGAGGGCGAGCAAGCCGGGTTTAAGCCTCTAAACAAGGATATCGCCTACCTGTTCGGCCATTACCACCAGAGCATGTTTGAGGCCATTTCCGCCCGCAAAGCGATCAAGTCGATGTTTGAGGGCAAGGCCAGCGACGGTCAGCCGCTTGTCTCGGTGGCCGGTGGGCGCGTTATTCCCCAAGAAGCGGATAGCCCCCACCTTCTGCGACCGAAGGCCATGTACGCCGAGTCTGTGTCCGGCGAACGGTACAAGCCAATCGACCATCCTGCCTTGAGAAAGTGGAAATGGGTGGAGAATGGCGAGGAAGGGAAGCCAATTTTCATGCAGGGCGATGTTTACGTACACCCCGAGGCGTACAAACACCTGAAAAACGTACTGTCTCGGTCAGCCGTTCAAGACAACGTGGTTGGCCGGGGAGCATTGGCCCTTTCCCGAGACTTCAAGAGCTTGCTCTTGTCGGGGATGCCCTCGGGATTTCACCAAGTCAACCTTGCCACTCACGCCCTTTTTCACAAGATCAATCCGATGAACTGCCCACCGATTGATTTTGACCAGCCGTTGCAACGCCAACTCGTGGACCACGGCATCATGGTTTACAACCATAGCGCCCTGGCCGAGTTTTCGGAAGGCATCGGCACTACCAAGGGAAGCCTGGCCCAAAAAATTCCCGGCATGGGCCGCCTCACGCAAAAATATTCCGAGTACCTTTTTCAAGACCTGATTCCCCGGTTTAAGATGAAGCTCGGCGTCGAGGCTTACGCAAGAAATTTGGAAAGGTACGATGGGAAATACACCAACGACCAGATTTTAGAACTCACCGCCAACCAGGCCAACGCCGCGTTTGGCGAACTGAATTACAAATACATAGGCCGTAACCCCACGCACCAAGATATTTTCCGCCTCATGGCGCTGGCACCAGACTTTCTCGAAGCCCGCGTCAAATTTGTAGGCCAGGCTTTGAAACCGGGCGGGCGCGAGCAGGCCGCCGCTCTGATCCGAGGAACTCTTGGAATGTACGCGATTGGCGTGGTAGGCAATCTCCTTTTCAGTGACGACCACGAAGCGCATTGGGACAAGCCCTTCACAATGGTCCTCAACGGGAAGGACTACTCTTTGCGCTCCATCCCCGGCGATATGGAACACCTCTTCAAAGACCCGCGCAGTTTCGCTTACCACCGGCTCAACCCGACAACGACCAAACCGCTTGGCGAATTTATGTTAGGGGGGCGTGACCAGTGGGGGCGCAAGCGTGACATTTGGCAACAGGGCGTGGACTATTTGAAAGGCGCAGTCCCTATTTCACTTCAAGGCATGGTCAACAAGAAAGAACAGACCATTTGGGATTCGGTGCTGCAATCCCTTGGCGTGACCTCCTACAAGCATCGGACCGCTTCGGACCAGATTATCGGGGATTACTTTGACAGCCACGCATTGCTAAACCAGACCCAGGAAGAGCGGGCAAAGGGCGAGCATCGGCGCGACTTGGTGAAACTCGGCCAATCGGGCAAGCCGGACTTCGAGGCGAAGCTGAAAGCCGACACGAACCTGACCGACAAGCAGAAGGCCAACATCCGAGCCAGGGTGAAAGACGAAAAGGGCTACCTGTTCAAGCAGGTAAAAGATATTGACGTTGCTTTCGAGGCGTATCAGAAGGGAACGCAGGAAGAAAAAGCGGTGTACGGCCCGATCCTCAAAAAAAGGATCATGCACCTGCTCGACAGCGACCCGAAGAAGTACAAAAAATATCGAGACATGCTGAAACAAGAGAACCAAAAGGAGCAATAGTCATGGCCTACATCTTCCCCGGATTTATGATCCGTCCCGACCACAACCAGAACCAAAACACCCTTACCATCGGCGCGAACCAGACGGCGGTGGACGACGTTGCGGTGACGACCGTAGCGCAGACGATCAGTGTCCCGACCGACGCGAGCGGGAACTATCCCAAAGTGGTCAACTTCTCCGGCTCGGGCAACTTCTACGTCAACTTCTCGGGCGGCGCGGCGACGGTCCCGAACGCCAACGTAACCGGCGGCGGCGGCTCGATACTGAATCCCGGCGCGAGGTCGATTGTCGGCATCACGTCGTTTTCGATCATCTGCCCGGTGGCCTGTGTCGTGTCGCTGGAATGGTACAGTTAGCCATGATCGCCAGCCCCTTTTCCGGCGCGAAACTCGGCAGCTTTTTCAGCCGCCCGCCGCTGGTTGGGGGGCAAATCTACTTCGCCAAAGAACCGGAGCGGCTCAAGACGGAAGAACCGGGATCCACCGAAGCCCCGGCGGACGACGACGACTTTACTTTCGATTTCGGAGAAATGCCGTAGGAGGCAACGCCCATGCCAGAATTTAATCCCTTCAATTCCTACGCCATGCCCACCGCCGGGACGTGGCATAGCGGCTCGGGAGTTCCTTCGTCAAACCTCGGTATTGACGGTGATATGTACCTCAACGCCAACAATGCCGACGTTTACGGCCCGAAGACGGCCGGGAATTGGGGCGGTGTCGCGTACAATATCGTCGGCCCGCAGGGCATCCAGGGAGTGGCCGGGCAGGGATTCGTCATCGCCAAGACATACGCGACTCTCGCCCTTTTATTGGCGGACACTTCACCCACGGGCATTTCTTCGGGCGAGTTCGCAATGGTGACGAGTGCCGACCTGGACGACGGCAAGTTTTATCTCTGGACCGGCTCGGCGTGGTCGTACAAGGGCCAAGTCCTTGGGCCTCAAGGCATCCAGGGAGTACAGGGCGTCCAAGGTGCCCAAGGCAACACCGGGGCCACCGGATATTCCGCCGTCTGGAATATAGGCGCGAGCGCGCCTTCGGGCGGGACCGGCAACGTCGGTGATATGTATTTGGACTCGACGACCTCCGACGTTTACGGCCCGAAGACCGGCGGCGGATGGGGAAGCATCGTCTGCAATATTAAGGGGATTCAAGGCATCCAAGGGATTCAAGGCATCCAAGGCATCCAGGGAATTCAGGGTGTCCAGGGAAATCCCGGAACCACCGGCCAAGGCGTTCCGACCGGGGGAACCACCGGCCAAGTGCTCCGAAAAAAGTCCAACACTGATTTCGACGACGAGTTTCACACCCTGTCCGCCGCCGATGTCGGACTTGGCAACGTGACCGATGACGCACAAGTAAAGCGTTCTGAGATGGGCGCTAACTCGGGTATAGCCACGCTTGATAGTGCTGGTAAAGTGCTTAGTTCACAGTTGCCCCCAATAAGTTCCACCGGCTCAACCATCATCGAAGCATCCATCATGGGAGGTATGTAACATGGCCGTCACCGCCACTCCGGTTTATCCTCAGGCTAACAACACCCAGGACACCAACATCGCCACAGCAGCGACCAATACCACCGTTTTCACGGCGGGCGCGAACGGCGGCTATGTCTACGACATTCTGATCTCGACCAACGACACGGCGAATCAGGTGGCACAGCTCTTCAAAAACACCTCGACCATCCCGCTCGCTTCGATCTCAATTCCGATAGGCGCGGGCGGAGCAAACGGCAACAACGCCATCAACCTCATGTCGGCGGTGTCCTGCTACGCCGACGAATACGGAAACCGGGTGCTGCGTCTCAAGGCCAACGAAATCCTCAAGGTCGCCATCACCGCCATCACCAGCACCAAGTCGTTCCAGGTGTTCGCCCAGGGAGCGGACCTGTAATGGGCTCCCCTCTCGGCGTCAGGATGCCCCGGCGGGGGACGGCGAAGCGGTCATGGCCTTCTCCGGCAACCAACGACGCCAACTGCATTTTGCTTCTGCACGGAGGCGGCGCGAACGGCTCGACCACGTTTCAAGACGAATCGTTTGCAGGAAACAATGGAAACGGAGCGTCGATAACCAATCAAAACGGAACAGGGTATTCCACGGCGCAAAGCAAATTGACCACGTCATCCATTCGATTCAATGGAACAAACCAAAGTCTGACCTGGGCGGCGCGACAGGCCGACATCCAATTCGGTTCCGGAGAGTTCAATATCGGCATGTTTTTTAAGGCTGACAATCCCAACACAAGTCAAGGAGTTCTCTGCACAACGGCCGGCGGAGCGGCGTCAGCGTGTTCATTCCACCTCGAACAGGCGAACAACAAGGTGCATTTTAATTTCTATTACGATGCGGCGAATAGCATAGTTTCCGTTGAAACCGCCATGTCCGACACGAATTGGCATTGGGCCGAGGTCTGCCGGGACTACAATACCCTACGCCTGTATCTCGACGGGGTGCAGGGGGCATCCGCCGACCTCACCGGCAAGTCGATGAACGGCGGAACGAATCCGCTTGTTTTTGGTTCTTACTATTCTTACAACATCTGGTGGGGCGGCTACCTGGAAGAAATTTACATCAGCAATATTTGCAGACACCGTAGTGGGACTTCGTATGCGCCCCCGACTTCCCAAATCGGCCCGAACGCGAGGTAAATCATGCTCAAATATACCAAGGGAATCGATTACGCGCAGTTCGACCACATGCTTTTCGTTGGCTTAGTCCAGGCGCAATTCCCCGGCGCAGCCGTCAATTCCGAGGGCGACAACCCGGCGCTGGGAACGCCCGGCTTCGTGACCGTCGATCTATCCGGCGCGGACGGCCCGGCCGTGCTGGCTATCCTGACCACGGCGCTGTCGGCGGCGATCGCGGCGCAGCAACTCGCCCAAGTGCAAGCCCAAGTCTGCACCGAAATAAACGCCTCTTGCCTCGCGGTGATGTACGGGGTTTTCACCGACTTGAGCGGTAACACCTGGCAAGTGGACCAAAACAGCCGGGCCAGAATATTCGAGACGGAGACGAAACTCGCCAACGGCATGACGCTCCCGGCTGGGTTCACCTGGCGGACGACAAACAACGTGGAAGTGCCGATGAACGCCGCCGAGTTCACCGCCTTGACACAGGCGATATGGCAATGGGATCAGGACTTGAAAACGGCCAGGACAACAGAGAAAGCGGCGGTAAGGGCTATGACCCTTGCTCAAGTCCAAGCCTACGTGATACCGGCTTGGCCTACGTGGTAAACCAATAACCAAGGAGAAGAGGCGATGCAGTTGAAACTTTCCGGCCCCTGGACCCACATTGAAAGCACCGTCGAGGGCGGTATCGGTCTGGCCCTGACCTTGGGCCTGTTCACCGCCGCGCAGGCGGCCAATCTGGATTCCATCGTCACCACCGTGGCAACGCTGGTCGCGCTGGTCCTGTCCACAATCAAGCTCTTTCAGGCTCCCCCGGCTGACCCGACTTCGCCCACCAACCCCTAAACGAGAAGGAAAACGAGCATGGAAAGAACCTTTCTGAAATTGTGGGGCGTCTTGCAGGTCGTCATTGTCGCCGTCATGGTCCTGGCCGTCCTTTCGGGCTGCTGCAAGCTGACCGACGCGAACGGCGTCACCACGACCTCTTGCCTGAACTGCATCACCACCGCCGAAAACTACGCCTGCAACCCGCCTGCCGCCGTGATGAACACCATCAAGGCCGCCTCCGGCGTCATCGCGGATATCATCAACCTGGCCGCGCCGGGTACTGCCGCGTTCATCAACGCGACCACCGCCGCTGGTGCGATTGCCACCTTGCAGCAAACCGGGTGCGTCACCCTGACTTCGCTGGACAGCCTCGTCACCTATTTGCAGACCGTGACCAACCCGGCCAAGGCGGCTACGATTGGCGTCAAGATGAAGGTGGTGTCCCCGGTGGACCTCGGCCCGCTGGTGGATTACGCAAACGCGCAGCACTACTTCAAGAAATTCTAGGGGGGAACTATGCGCTTTCTCGGCCGCCGTCCGCACAGGCATGACCCCCGGCATTTGCACTTGAGCAAATACCTCGTCGCCCCAGCCCTGCCGCCGATCCCGGCCGTCGTGGACAATTCCACGGCGGTTGCGGATTGGGGCATGGACGCGAACGACCAAATAAGCGACTGCACTTGCGCGAGTATGGACCATTGCGAAAAGCTGTGGAACGCGCTCGCGGGCAACCCGTTCACCAGCATCGCCCAAAACGTCATCGCCGTGTACTCCGATATCACCGGCTACGACCCGAACAAGCCCGGCACTGACAACGGCGCGGAGTTGATTAACTGCCTGAAATACTGGCAACAGACCGGATACCTCGGGCATAAGGTCTTGGCCTACGCCAAGGTGGACCCGACGAACGCGGAAACGATGAAGGCCGCACTGTACCTGTTCGAGTGCCTTTACGCGGGCGTAAACCTACCCTGGACGGCACAGGACCAGCCCGTATGGTCCGTAACCGACCCCGAATTGAAGGGCGATGCGGCCCCGGCGTCGTGGGGCGGCCATGCGGTCCCACTGGTGAAGTGCGGGCCGGACGGCTGGTCATGCGTCACATGGGGGGCGGTACAGCCGATGACCGGCGATTTCCTGACGACCTACTTTGATGAGGTGTGGGCTGTGGTCACGGCGGATGCAATCAAAAAGATTACCCAGTTATCCCCGGCCGGGTTCAACATCGCAACGCTGGTGTCGGACTTGACATTGGTTCAAAGATAGGACAAAAGAGGTCTTCGCCTCGCTTTGCCGGTGTTACCGGCCCTTCATGGTACGGGTAAGGGGAGAAGACAGCCTGCCAGGGTATCGCTTCTCCCCTTAACTTTTATTTATGTCTTCGCTCCCCTTTCCGGTCCAAGCGCCCATCCCCCTGAAAGCCTGAGGTAAATTCATCACGGGGCCGGGACTACACACCGGCCTTTTTCATTCTTCCACCTCGTATTCTCCGGTCAAAACGATATGTTGTTGGCCCCACGCTTTTACGGGGTCCGGTCTACCTGCCACATCAAGGGATGTATATGCAACATCGCCGTCCGGCTCTCCGTTGATCCCGATAGGCATATACATTTTGATCGTCTTCTTCACCTTCCTCTTCGGCCTCGGCTGCGGGGTGACGTGGATGGAGTTGGGCCAGTGCAATTTGGGATTCAGGTCATTTAGGGCATATCGCCCATCGGGGCAAAACCACCAAATCCCGATGTTGTGATAAAATTGTACCCCAATTTTATCTGCCCTCCCAGACTCGGCAATTTCCACTATTTTACCCTTACCGTGGCGGTCAGTCTCCACCTCGTCCCCCACCTGTGCGCCCTCAAACGTGGTCGATAATTCCGTCTTCTCACAAGCCATCTCACACCTCCGGTTTCCCATTTTCCCTACTCGTCAAACCCACCGTCAAGCATCGCCTTAAATTGATTCTTTTGGGCGGCCCCGGCGTCGGCCCCGGCCCAGGCGGCGACCCCGGCGGCCCTGGCGGCGGCCCCGGCGGCGGCCCCGGCGGCGGCCCCGGC